TCGCCGTAAATGGTCTCGAAGCCGGAACCGTTGTTCACGTGCTTCATATCCTCTCCAGTCCAGGGAATCTGAACAGAACGCGATTTGTTAATAGTCAGCGTTTTGTTGTCTACGGTCTGATCTGTGCCCTCTGGAATAGTCATTGAGGGCGAAGTGTCGCCAACAGTTGCAGCGCGGGTAAAGTGTGAGCGCACAACATCATTCAGAGCAACACGCTCGGAACCGTTAGCGTTAATAGTTACGGCGGTCAAACCACCAGTTAATTCGCGTGCTACTACATCAGCCGCTACGTAAATATCTGCTGCCAGATCGGTCAAAACGTTTGCCATGATTAAATTCCTTGTAAGTTAATCGACTACCTTGTAGCCTTCTTTCGCCATCGAGGAACGCTCGGCATGTGGCCTTGCTTCCCACTCTGAGCGGGTAATAGTTTTACTTGCTGCGTTTTGGCTTCCACCTTGTGAGCCCCCACCTGAATTGGCCGGGGCACCTACAAAATGTTTGCCCGTATCACTCGAAGCCCATTCCTTTACAGCGTCAAAAAGGGGCTTATCACCAATGACAGCCTGGTATTTTTCACCGTCCGCTTTGATTGCCGCCTTGCCGCGTAATAGCGCCTTGGCTGCATCCAAAAAGGCCGGATTGTTCACGCCAGCTTTAGCAAGCGCATCAGACAGACCGCCGTCAATCATGAAGTTTTGAAGCGCCGCATCTTTGGTCTTCACCGCGTTGTTTAGCTTCTCAATTTCAGACTTGCTCAGTTTGTCCACCTTGGATAAGTTGCCACGGGCTTCATCCAATTCAGCTTTCAGTTGTTCGTACTCTGCCGGATCAATCTCTGCACCCTTGGCCTTTGCCTTAAACGTTTTGACCTCAGTCAGCAGTTCGCGGTTTTTGGCTGCCAGTGATTCGTTTGATTCAGCAAGTTCTTTAACTTTTGCTTGCAATTCTTCCAGTGTCATTTGGTTTCCCTCAGGGATGATTACGGGCACAGCCCAAAAATTCGAGGCACAGCCTCACTTACACGCTACCATTCTACCCTTTGTAAAACAGTAAGCGCAAATAATTTGTTTACCGCCCGCGGTTTGTGTGTTAATGACCGTCAGGCTTCCGCAGCTTGGGCACTTGGGATATTCCTTAACCCTGCGCCTTTGGGCTTTTTTGGGCATCTGGTTGGATGTTACTAACTTCACAGCCCAGCCTTTGTAAATGCCTCAGCGTCACGTTGGCGTAGTTCATTAAGTGTGTATTCTCTGCCTTGGCGATCTACAAACCGATCAAGTTTAAGCCCACCATCCCTAAACAACTTCGCCTTTGTCTCGCCTAGCACTTCATTTTGACGCGCAACGCTCTGCTTCTCAAGCCATGACTGATACGTCAAATCAGCCGGCCCCTGACCGTCAAGACTTGCCTGTGTAGATGCGGGGAAGTCGTCAGCATCTAAGCCAAGCTCGCGGAATGATTTGGTAATGGGGGCATAGTGGCTACGGCAGCCGATGTGCGCGGGGATAGCGGGTCTAGGCTTGCCAAGTGGGTAAATGTTACCGCTGCGGCTTGCACACAAAACAGTCGTTCGAGTATCAAGAACCGCGCTGTACTTCACCGCCTTTACAATGTCCGCGTTTTCCTCGTAGACCATTTCAGAAGCAAAAGCCGCCGTATGCTGCACCGCCGTTCTGACCACCGCCTGAGCATTGCGCCGTGTGATCTCAAGCAAGCCGTCTGCGTAACCATTTGCTCGTGTGCCACGAATACGCCGGACAATTTGCTCTGTAGTCTCGCCTTCAATGTACCCAATGCGGATAGCGTCGCGGATTGCCGCCGCTTTGCCTGCCTCCAAATTAGCCATCCATTCGCTGAGTAATTTTCCTTGAAACGGCCTAGCCATTACCGCTGAATAAATTTCCTGTGGGGCTACCTCTACCACGGTCAGTGGTACTTCTGTGCTGATTGTGCGAACCTGAAAGTCAATTTCGGCTTGCGTCAAATCGAGTAGCTCGGTGTCTAACTCTGCCGCCACTTCGCTGTATGCCTGCGCGTTGAGTCTGCGTAAGTTGTCTAGCAGTTGGTCTAAGCGGTCAACTGTAAACTGGCTTGCGGGAAGCCTTTCACGCGCTTGAATAACCTGACCCATTAAGTCAGGGTCAACACGGTTCAAAATGGCAATGATGCGCCTAGTCACTCGATTAGAAAACCCCAGAACGTTGATCTGGTGGTTCACTTCACGGTCAAGGATGCGCTCGTTTGCTGTCATTCAGCCAACCCAAGCGGGGATTGTTGCGTCAGTTCGTCGTAATCTTCGAAAGTTACGCCGTCGCGAATTAGTTCGCCCTGTTTTAAATTCCAGAAAAGATCTTGCTTGCTGATCCCGCCGCCCTGCCATGCGCCCATCAGTGCTGTAAGTTCCTGCGCGCTCATTGTGCGAGGTAGATAGTCAGTGTTCAAGCGATATTCAATCTCGCCTGACAAGCCTTGCCACATTGCCATGAAGCGCAAAACCTGCACCATTCCTTCGCTGACTAGCTTTGCGTACATCGCCAACACAGACGACTCGCCATTGCTGCGAATCTCTAGCGTGCCCTGTGCCTCAACGCCCGTTTTTTCAGGTGCAAGCATACGCGCACCCAAGGCCGCCATTTGTGACTCTTTCATCTTCATCGAGTTGACCAGCTCACCCAAGCCCTGCCCTGTGAATTCCAGGTAACCCCATTTAGCGTTGGGGTCGGATGTAGTCACGGCGGTGGTAGAGCCTAGATGCACCTTTTGATTTTCATCCAAGACAAACCCGGCAAGAATAGGTGTAGGCGCACCAGTAAAAACGCACCCACGCTCGTAACTGGCGCTTGTTCGGTAGTGCGCAAGGTTCACGTCAGCCAAGTCCTCCAATGGGGGGTCTTGGCATTTCAGCGTGTTGTTTTTAGGGCCAAACGCCCAGAATGGAATAAAACTCAATGGCTGACCATTAATGGTCGGGATAATGTCGTCACCAATCTGAACCCAATCGTTTTTGACCTTCTGGTAGATACGCTGCAAATACTGACCGTTAATCAAAAGCAGCAATCGGATTTGCTCGTGTTGCTGCTGCTCGGTTTCGTCAATCCATTGCTCGTGCATTTCCTTGAGCTTTATCATCACCGGTTGCATCGCGTTGTTCACACGCTCCATTCGGTAATCCAAAATTGATTCTGTTGGGTAGCACGACACATACGGGCGAACATTCAAAGCTTGCGCTTGGGCTAGGCTTATCGGGCCATCAGGTGCTTGTGGGTACTCAACTAAGACACCGTAGCGCCCGGTCTGCATCACCTCAGATAGAACCGTTTCGCTCACCAGTTCGGTGCTGTTGCCTTGTAAGTCCAAGTCTTTGTAGATTGGCTCAAAGACTGGGGGGTATGTTGCCATAGGTTCTTTACGAAACACCATGCCCAGCAAGGCTTCAAGCGTCCTCCCCGTGTAGTTGGTGTATACCGCTCCCTTCAGATATGCCTGATACTCGCGGTCATCATGCCCGTTCAGCTTGGGCAGCACCTTTTCCTTGAGTTTGCGTACTTCGTGCTGACCCGATACAGCAGCTCGAATCTTCTGCCACCTTTCGCACCACTCTTCATAGCCTGCGTGTGTCGTGTCTAGTTTCATGCGCCTATAACCTGTGTGCGTTTTGCTGACTGCCCGACCGGGAACAAATAATCAATCATGTAGCCTACCGCTGTGGTGATGTGCTGGTAATCTGTCTCTTGCTCTAAAAAAGTCGAGCCTTCTTTTGTCTGAACAGTCGATAGTCCTTTGTGAGTATAAGGGCATCTGGTCGGATTGACAAATAAACCGACCTCACCTGCTGCGTTTTTAATCTTTGCCCTCACAGCGTTTTGACGGTCTTTGATCGCAGGCGCCGCCGCTTTGACTTGCCGCGTGAATGTCCACTTGTGCGCCCTCAGAACGTTTTCTATTTCAACGTAATCTGATGCGTGCCCATGCTTCTCCCCCGCACGTCCAGCAGGGTCGCCAAAAATGATTACGTGACGGTTGCCGTGGTCTTTGTACCGCTCTACAAACTCAAGTGCTGACTGCCTAGATACGGCGCTTGTCAGAATAATTTCATCAAGGCAATAAATGCTGTTTTTTCGCCTAACCCCAATGCCGCTTGACATTGGCGTGAAGTTAAAGTCATGAAACCACAAAATCTGCTCATGCTTTTGAATGGTTTCGGTTGTGTGGTTGTCTTTGCCGTAATCCTCGTAAATTCTGCCTTGTGCTGTCTCAAAGCTGGCTTCAAACTCTTGCCTGAACTGCTTTGCAGACATGGCGCGCTTCATAGACTCAATCACATCAGGGGGCAATATCTCGGCTGACTTCCAATGAAAAACCTTGAAGTTAGGGTCATTTGCTACGTTTGCACGTTCGCACAAGTCATAGTAATGATTCAGACCATCCGGCACACCCAGCAACCAGCACCACGCGCGATAATCTGGGTCCTGTGGGTTGACTGTATTAAGCGCGGGGAGAATGTTTGCTTCCCATGCGTCTGCCTTAACGTCCGCAACTTCATCAATGCCGCCGCCCTTCCAAGGTATACCCTCAATGCGCTGCGGCTTGTCCAGCCCAAGAACGTGAATCTCAGACCCGTTGGGCATATAAATGATGCGGTCTGATTCGCTTGGGCGCTTCTTGTGCAGGCATGACAGCGTAAACGCTTTTAGGTCGTCCCAAAAAATTTTTTTGGCTTGATCGTGTGTCGGTGCGGCTGCAAAGTATTGACCTGGCGCTCGGTTTGCCTGCTTCACTAAAAAACGCTTAAAACGCTCGGTTTTACCTGATCGCCTGCCAGCGGGCACAAGCGGGAACCTAACGCCGCTTTGCACCGCGTTAACCAGCTCAAGCTGTACACTATGGTCAATTAAGGGATACCAGCGCGATAGTTGACGATCAAGCGTAAGGCTGCCTGTGGTCATGAAGGTAGTTTTTCGACGAGAGAAGAAAGAACAGCCGTCAAGTCGTCTCCAGTTTCAGACTCTGGCTTATCCCGCCATTGCTCCTTTTGCCGATTTTTTAGCCAAAAAATGCAGGCGGTTGTGTCTGGCGGATAGCGTTTTGTGGTAGGCGTAATTACAATTTCTGACCCCATATTCCCCGGCAAAGTAACTGTTCGGATGTCGTCTTCGGGGTGCGAGTAGCCTGTGGCTCGCTTGTAAAGACTCTGGACTACATCAGCGTCAGCAATGAGTTTGCCGTGCTTTAAGGACTCAAAAAAGCCTGCTTGTGACTTCTTCCAGTTGTTTAAAGTCTGCTCTGTGACATCAAAGAAATCTGCCATTTGCTTATCAGTCAAACCCAGCATTGATAGCTTCTTAGCCTGTTCAATAAACTCTGGTTTAAATGACGATGGTCGGCCTGTGTCTTTTTTGGCCTTTGCGCGACTTTTCATTGCCATGATTCCCTCATGGATTTGGCTGGGCACTACCCAAATCCCCACAGTCACAGACTTTGGGGTCTAGTCTTTAGTGTAGCCAAAAAACAATTTTTGAGCAAATTTTTGACAGCGCACCCCTGCTTTAAAAGGATGCACTAAGGGTGCGCTTACGGGAAAAGGGTGCATTAGACACATCCCCCTAAATGACTAACCCATTAAATTACTTGCGTAATTTATTTACAGGTGTAAAATAGAATCATCGAAACAAGCACAACGGAGAGCAAAATGGAAAAAATCACAATCGCATACAACTCATCAGTTTTTACTCAAGCCGGCTGGAGGTCAGTTGAGATCAGGGCCATCGCAAAAAAGACATCAGAAAAAATGGCAGAAGTAGAAAAAGTGTTAGAAATTGATGGAGAAGCGCCAGTAGGCTACACCAGCCGCACGGGTGCAAAAAGGCAGACATACAATGCTGCTGGTATTGCTAACCGTGAAATTGGAAAAAAGAAAAGAATCAATTCGTGTGCTTTGGTTAGTTAATTGGTAAAAGCAAGGGTAGGGAGTAAAAAAATTTACTTCCTAATCAAATAACCCGAAATAGCTACCCCATTGTTTTACTTGCGTAATTAATTTACAGGTGTAAAATAAGAATTGTTGAAACAAACAAACCAGGAGAAAAAAAATGATTAACTTTAAAATTCAAGCATCAACAGACGACAGCAAGCCAAACACTTTTGAGATCTTTCAAATCAATTCAACGTGTGTCGTTGAGGGCTACGAAGGTTTGACTTATGAAGAAGCTGTTGAAGCGTGCGCACAGTTAAATGAAAATTATTCAGAGTAAATAAAAGGGGGAACGAAAATGCAAAACCACAAAATCAACGAAAAAGGACTTGAGCAAATCAAAAGTTTTTTAATGGGGAATCATCGGAATTTTCAGAACGAGCAACCAAATCAAAAACAATTGCTGGCATGGGCTTTTGAAGCTGAGCAGCATGCGGATAACGGTGATGGGGGTTACATAGAAATAGCAAGCTTTGACTCGGTTCAGTGTCGCACCCAAATTTTTGAGTTGACTGACAATTGTTTTGATGTGGCGGAGGTGGAGGAATGAAAATTAAAGTTAAGAAAACCTTATTTAGCTTGGATGCTTTAGATTTTAGAGATGAATCTATCGAGGGGGTAAAAAGAGTTCTGGCAAATGAATTGGCTAACCAATTGCTTTTCTATTTTCCCGATCAATTTACTTTTGAGCATCATGAAAAAGACAATTTTTATGAGTGTGCATTTGAAGTTAATTTACATAAAACTAAGCTGATTGAATTAAGCAAAAGAGCTTTAGAATCTCTTAACTCTAGCTTGGAACTTGGACAAATAAGCTTCAATCCCGATGCTCCGCAAGAAAACTCGATATTTGTGCATAAAGCAATTTCATACTTAGAAGAGGCGCTGGAGGGAGAGGTTGGGATGATGGTTACCTATAACATGGTCTGAAGGGTGAGTAATGCTTTTAGCCGCTTACAAAAAACTTGGGGACGGCTTAAAAATTGAAATGGAATTAAGGGGTGCAATATGTTAAAAATCGCAGAAAACTGCCCGCCCGTGTTGCTCATACAACATGTAAGCGACGACTACGATTACACACAATATCGAACAAAACATTTGGCGTGGTCTCAACACGAAGTCGCTGAAGAGTGGGTGCGGATTAGCATGGTAGAAGGCGGTCGGTCACTTAGATGGTGTCAGAACGAATTTTTCGACACGTTGCATGAGTACCCGCGAGAGATTTTGATTGATCTAGTGAGGGAAGGGTACACCTGGCCCGTTGATTTTGGTTATGTAATAAAAGGAGATGGACATGAGTGAGTCGGTAAGAAAATCCGAAAAAAAATTCATCGAGCGAGGCGGCTTAATTTTGAAGCAAGTCAGAATTAGTCCCGAAGTCGCA